TGCAAAGCAACGAATGCGAAGCTGCCGACGCTGGGCAATCGGAAGGCGCGGAGAGCCGCTTTCGACAAGACCAGCCGCCGCGCGTTCATGGCGGCGGCGAAGAACGAAAGGAAGTGACTATGTTCCAGCCCACCGACGTCATCCACGGCATCAAGGCGACCGGCAGCGACGGCCTGTCCTTCGCCAGCCAGTACACGCAGGGGAAGCAGATCGACTATGCCGCCGCCATCGGCCAGACGGTCGAGGTCGAGGCGGCGCCCTACGATGCCGACCAGTGCGCCGCGGGGCTGCACTTCTCGCTGCGGGCCATCGACTGCTGCCGCGCGCTCGGCCGCATGAACCCGCGGCCGTGGCGCTTCTTCGAGGTGGCCGTCGCCGTCGAGGACATTGTCTGGCCGAAGTCGAGCGACATCACTGGCGTCGACAAGCTGCGCGCGCGCCGCATCTACGTGATCCGCGAGATCAGCCACGAGGAGGCGTTTGGCTTCGACCTGACAACGCGGACGAAGCGGTGCCGCGAGATCGCCGGCTCCTTCGCCGCGATCCCATGGCTCAAGCCAACGCGCTCGGTGACTGACGCGGAGGTGACGGCGCTGGTTACGACGTGGCGGGAGCGGCTGGCGCCGTGCATGGCGCCGGGCAAGGAACTTCCGAGCGCCGTGCGGCTTGTCCGCACGCGCGAGGAATCACACGCCGCCGCCGCCGCCGCCGCCACCGACGCAGAGGATAAGCAGCGCCACGGCGCCCACAGGCACCGAATAGGGCTGAAACACATCGGCGCTGAGACTGGTGGCGTCAAAGCGGCGCGTCTGCCCGGCCTCTTTCGGAAGGTAGTATGGGAAGGTCATTGATTTATCGCTCCCAGGACTGGCACGCCATCGTCCCAATAGTAGCCGCCGCCATAGTAGGACCGGATTGACCTGATCCCCCGCCGCCGCAGCCGCTTGATTGACGAGTCGACGGCGCGCAAGTCGTTGTCCTTCCCGCCGCCTTCGCAGGCCGCGTGCATGATCTGGTCGCGCGACCTCACCATGCCGGGGTGCTCGGCCAGATAGGCGACGATTTCAAATAGCACCGCCGAGAGCCGCACCGTCTCGCCGTCGCATGTGATCGTGCGCCGGCCCCGGTCGATCACGACGCGCCTGGTCATGGCAGCGCGTCCAGCGCCTCGCCCGTGACCGGCTGCATTTCGTAGACGGCCGGCAGTTCGACGGGCTGGCCAGAGGCGTCGACATAGCTGATGATCTGCGCGGTGACGATCTGCACCTGCCCCGCCTCGATCTTCTGATAGACCGTGACCGGCCCCGATCCGGTTTCATGGACCAGCATCTCGATATACGTCGCCATCAGTAATCACCCCCGATGCCAGTCACCGCGTAGCCACCTGAAACGGCCGTGCCGAGCGTCACGTTGATCTTGTAACCGGGCGGGATGGGCAGGTTCAGAGGCAGTTCATACCCCGCGATGGATGTGGTTTCGGAGTTTGTTGTCGCTGCCAGCGCCTGCTCGGCGATCAGGCAGTTGTTGGCCGCCGTGGCATTGGTGCTGCCGTTGTTCAGAAACACCCGCAGCACCGAGGCGACGTTGGTTCCGCGCGGGCGGATGATCAGCTTTTGCAGGTAAGAGCCATTGGTCGCATCAGCAGTGAACACGGTGTCCACAGTGCCAGTGCCATCCTTGGCCGTGTTTGCGGCGGTGATGCCGTTGGCCCATTCGACGTGGGCTTCTCGCGCGAAAATCGGAGACGTGTTTGCTGTCATGGGGTCGCATCAGAACAGGAAAGCGTTTTGGTTGAGCGCCACATCCATCCCAATGAGGTTCAGGATCGGCGCCAGATCGGCGGCGGCTGCGGTGATGTAGACCTGCGCAGAGCCGGAGAGGCTGATCAGCGATCCGGTGCTGCTCTGCTCCAGCGTCCGCGACAGCGTGGTGCCCGAGGACGTGTAGACGCCCGACCCGATCTCCCAGGCCGTGCCATCCTCGATCACATAGCGGACGGTCGCGCCATCGGTCACGCCCGCCGCCGCGAAGCTCTGATAGCCGCTGGCCGCCGACCCGAGCGTGACCGTGCCCGTGCCGGTGGTCGCGGTCGCCATTTTGGCGCGATCTGCGAACATCATCAGCTTGCCGTCAACGTGAATACGCCCGAGGCGTTGATGGTGATCGACAGCGTGCCAGATGTCGTGGAGATAGACCCGCCGCCGCTTTCCAGATCGCAATAGGCCACCAGCGCATCGGTCGATGCCAGCGAGCCGTTGGCGTCCGCATCCTTGACGATGACTGCGTATTTCGCGGTGATCGTGCTGGATGTCCAGGATTGATCGTCGCAGTCGAAAGTGACCACCAGCGAAGAACGGTTGACTGTGCAGGTCAGCAGCTTGCCATGCGTCGAATAGCCCCCGCCGGCCGCAACCTCGTTGGCCGACACATCGGCCCACGTCGAGTGGGTGGCCTGGTTCGGCGTGTGGCTGGCCGTGACCAACACCATCCGAAAAGTATTGCTGTCGAGGTCCAGCGTGCCCTTTGCGATGGCCTCCGCCGCCGCGCCGTAAACTTTGAATGCCCCTGCGGCCATGATTGATGATCCTTAAACTGCGAAGGCGGCGGGCATGTTGCCGATTGAGGCAACCCCGGCCAGCAGCCCTTGAATGGAATAGATGGTCGGATCAAGGTCGGCCGCAGTCGCATCTGCCTTCAGCGGCGTCCACTTGATGCCCTTGACCTCTGTCAGCACCTTTTCCCGGCCCAGCACAACATCCGGCGTCAGGCAGAAAGGCGTCTTGATTTCTCGCACCGCCGCCTCGCAGATCGCATACTTGACCGCATCTGGCGCAGTCGTGTCGTCAAAGCTGACCAGCCAGCGGCGGTTGTATTTGCCCGCGATGTAGTCCTGCCCGCGCCGCAGGGCGGCGGTTTTCGCGGTGTTGTCGCCCGTCCAGTCGGAAAGCCCGCGCGAAGTTGCATAGGCGTCGGCTTCCGATACAGTGACGGCAGAGACGGTGAATGAAAGCATCGCGCTTCCCCTTGGGTGATAGGCGGCGACGGTTCAATCCGCCGCCTGTCGTGTCGTCACATGCCAGAGATATACTGGATCGCCTTGGGCTGCCGGATCGACAGCGGGGCAAACCGGAACATGCCGGGGACGCGAACCTGCAGGTTCACCATCTGCGGCGGCAGGAAGCGCAGCGGCATCGGGATGTGCATTTTCAGCACCTGCGGATCGCGCTTGTAGCAGGCGGCCTTGTTGGTCAGGCGAACATCTGCGAAGATTTCCAGCGGCAGCCCGGTTTTCGCGGTGTAGGCGTTGGACCGCCGCACGAATTCCAGAATGGTCATCTGGTTGGTCGCGTCGATCTGCTTGCCGGCGATCAGCGAGAACTGCGCCAATGGCAGCACCAGCGTATTCGGCCAGTGGATGCCGCCCGTCGCGGCGACGATGCGGCTGATGATGCCATTCACATCCGCGAGGATCTGCGCGGCGGTGGCGCCAGACCAAGCGGCGGCAGCGGCCGTGGACGTGATGCCGGTGGTGGTATACAGACCCTCGATACCGCTGTCACCAGCCAGCGCCACGGCGTCCACCAGCTGCTCGTAAGCAAGCCGGGCAGCCATCGCGCCTTCGGTGGACAGGCTGCGGCCAAGCATCTGCGCCTGACCGATTTCGGCCAGCGAGAATTCATATCCGATGCCGGCGTCCAGCACGCTCTGTTCGAACCTGGTCCGAACGAGGTTTGCCAGCGGGAAGTCATCCGCCGCGCCGTTCATCAGCTTGGCCTTGCCGACAAGGTCTTGCGTGAAGAACGTCACCGAAGCCGAAAACTCGCCGGCCGAGGTGTCAATGGGGATCATCCGAGCGTAGACGATCTCAGGATACGGGATGTCAAAGACTTCCCGCTCGATGTGGGTAGCCTGGCTGACCACGAAGGCCAGAGCCGCTTGGGCGTCACCGAATTTGAATTGCGTCATGGCTGCGCTCCTCAGGGCAGATAGACGCGAACAGGGGCGCCGCTGGAAGCGGTGTCCATGAATTTCGCGTCGGTGATTGCGGTGCCACCCGCAGAGATGTTCGAGATGACGCCGGTGGCAGCGGCGAAGTAGACGGTATCGGACGGCGCGACCGCGGCGCCGGCAGTCACCCAGACCTCGCCATGACGGATCACGGCAGCATATTCGCCAACGGCATAGCTGTCCGCAGAGCGGGTCTTGTCGTCAACGGTGATGCCTTCGAAGCCGGTGCCGGCAAGCTTGACAGAGCCGTCAGCGGTGCCGCGCCCAACTGCAAGGCCGAAGGCGACGGCGGCGGTTTCCACGACCTTGGAAATCACGTCATGGTTGGCACCTGACGCGACCATGCCGGCATAGCCGGCAGTCATGCGGGTCGGGTAGCTGGACCCGATGGTGTCTTGAATAGGCATCAGACTGCCTCCTTCTTGATGGTGGACGGCTTCCACGCGTCGGACAGGGCCTTCACGCGGTCGCTGTAGAGTTTGTCGCGATCCGCCGGCATGGCGGGCTTCTTCGCGTCGGCAAGGGCGGCTGCCACCAGATCGGCGGGCTTGGCATCGGACAGGATGTCAAACATCGCATCGATGTAGGCATCGGTCTTGTCGGTGGCTGCGTCGCCAAGCTTGGCCACAACGGCGGCGCGCTTGATTTCGGCATCGCTCTTGCCCGAAACCACGATGGCATCGGAAATCGCCTTCGCCTTGGTGATCAGCGCGGCCCGGTCAGCAATCAGCTTGTCCAGTGCGGCGGCGTCCAGCACCTTGGCCTTCAGATCGGCGATTTCCTTGTCCTTGGCGATGATCTCGCCGTCCTTCTTGGCAATGGCCTTGTCGTGATCGGCCTTGGCATCGGCCAGAACCTTCGCGGCGTCGGCCTTGAAGGCTTCGATGGTCTGGACGTCTGCGGCTGCAACCTGCACAGCCTTGTCGCCAAGCACCACCGTCTTGAGGGAGTTGTCCGACATGCGGATATCCTTTTCATCCAGGGTGAGCGGGGCAGCGCCCCATTGAGCCGCGCCGTCGCCGATGCGGAGTTGCGATCCGCCTCGTGCCTTCGGCACGATGGCAAGATGGTTGATGCGTATGGGTCCGGTCTGCACAGCCTGATATGGCGTCCCGTCCGGTGCCACGCCGTCGCGCATTTCAACGTCGGTCGTATAGCCCATGCTGACTTCGCGGGTTCCGGCATGAATGGCTGCAATCGCAGCGGCGTCCATGATCTTGTAAGGCACCCGAACAAACTCGCCGTCGCGCGCCACTTCGGTGCCAATGTCGCCAACCGCAAGCGATTTCCAGTTGTCCGCCGTCACATGTTCGGCAGGGTGGCCCATTGTCACCGGCTTGCCCGCGAACGTGGCAAGGCTGGCCTTGTCAAACACAACTTCTTCCGGCCGATAGACGGTGACGGTTCCGACATTCGCAAGCCCGAGATCCGATGCGAGGTATTGCTGGCAGCCGGTGCGGGCGCAAAGCACCTCTCCGACCATGTATCCATCGGCCGTGATGCGCGTGCCGCCAAGCGGTGCCGGCGCGTCCATAAATTGTTTCATTGTGCATCCTCTTCGGATGGGTCAGCCTTCACTGGCATCGGAGTAGTCGCAGCCTCGACGGTATCCGGGTTTTCCGGGTCGTCGGGGTTTTCCGCTTCCCAATCCTCAACCGCACCCTCAAGCCCCGGCATCGCGCCGCTTTCGGTCATCAGGTTCACTGCTGCCTCAGAAAGCGGTTGATCCGGGATAAGCTGCGACGTGCGCAGCAGGTTGATGGTTTCGGCATTGGTCTTGCCGATCTGCGCGCGCTCTGTGGCGCTGATCTGCCACAGGCTTGCCCAGTTGAAATGCACCTCCGGCGGGCGGGCGCCCAAGGCAGAGCGGATCAGGCATTCGTCAAGCACCGCAAGCGCCGGCTCCATCTCCAACTCCTGCGCCGCGCTGATGCGGTCATAGTAGTTGCGGATGTCGCTTTCGCCCGTGGCACTCATTCCCGCTGGCGACATGCCGAGAAGTCGCGTCATGGGAATATCGGCCGCGCCCGCCGCAAGCTGCATGAACCTGTCCAGCACATCGGGAAGCGCCGAAAAACTTGCCTGCTTCTGCCCGATGATCTCTTCGGCGTCGTGCATCAATGCGCCGTTGATGCCCTTGCCGGTCTGGGCCAGCCGCCACCGGCGCAGGAGCGTGTCCTCGTAACCGGCGTCGCCAAGCTTGTTCATCAGGTCGGGAATGCCAACCGTGTCGACCTTGGCCTCAAACACCAGTGATGCGACATTGGCAGCCGTCGCATCCATGGCAAGCACCGCATCCATGATGGATTGCAGCACCGGATCACCCCATCCCATTTCGGTTGCAGACATTTCAGGGTCAGGCACAACCGCGCCATGAAAGATCGCCAGGCGCGACGGATGGATTTGCACAAAGCCCTGCGCGCTGGCGCTCAGTTGCCACATGGACGGCGTGCCGAAATAAGGCGACGCCGGGTCTCGGTCCAGATCAACCGCAGAAAGCTGGCGCTTGTGGATCAGCGAGACACTGCGCAGCCCGCCTCGCTTGACGGTCTCGGGCCTGAGCGGTTTGGTGTAGTCGGTCTCACCCGTGACGATCAGCAGGGCAGCGCCGCCATAAAGCCGTGCCGCAGTGCGGGCTGCCAGCACCTTCTGTTTGAGAGCCAGGCGCTGCTCTTCCGCTTCCAGCCTGTCAATCTCTGGCTTCTGCGCCTGCCAGTCCCGCCAGTTGCGGCAACTGTCCAGCGCCGGAATGTCCACGATCTTGCGCGGCAACCATGCGCCCCGGTAGGCGTTGAGCAGAGCCTGCGCCGACAGGGTCGGAGCCTCGTAGGTTGACCACGCCGCCTTATCCCGGGCTGTGCCGAGATTGGCGACGACATTGGTCAGGCTGTCATTCATTGCCGCACGGGGGCGACGCTTGGGCTTTTCCATGCCGCCTCCGGGCTAGACGTTGCGCAGGGTGTAGTTGCTGCCTTTGATCATCGGGGAGACCGCATAGCGCAGGGCGTCTATGCAGTGGTTGTTCGCGTCCACGATCACCGCCAGCACGTCGCCGGTCAGCCTGTCCACCTTGTAACTGTAGAGCCGCAATTCGTTGATCAGTCCGACGCAACGCGGATGCACCACGATTTCCCGGAATGACCGCAAGTAGCGGATGCCGTCCTCAACCGATCCTTGCCACTTTTCAACCGCGATTGCCCGGCTCAAGCCGTTGCGGCTGATCAGGCTGATTGACCCTGGCGATGCGCTATCCCACCTGGACGGGTGGGCGGCAAAGTCAGGGATTGCCGCACCGACCTGCGCCGGGATGGCGTCCAGTTCCACGGCGCGACGACTGAAATCGTGGCTGACATAAAGCGTGTCGCCGTGGATGTAGCACCGCACGGCGGCAGTCGGGTCTTGGCTGTAGCCAAAATCGCCGCCCTGATATGGGCCGTTCCAGTGGCTTTCCGGCTCAAACTCTGCAACCCGATACTTGCCGGCAAACACCTGCGCGTCCGAGTTGGTCAGGTAGGCACCATCCCAGACGTGGGCATAGGTGTTCGGGTCAAGGCGCTCTTGATCACGGCGCCGCAAGGTATCAAGGCCGGGCGGAAAGAACGGGTTATCAGACCAATTCATCTCCACGATGAGCGCGTTTGCCGGCACGTTTTTCCTGAACCGCTGATCCACCGGAGAGCCGTCAAGGCGCGGGTTCCAGATCGGCCAGAGTTCCGACTTCGGTTGCCGGAACACGGTAGCCTCAAGGGCCAGCCATGAGGTCTCCGGCACGTCTTCGGCTTCCTCGACGATTGTCAAGTCAATCCTTGCCAGCGACTTGATGGCATTCGCGCTGTGTCGCAGCCCGCGAAAAATGAACTCGGTCCCGTTGCGCCCGCGCAGGTAGTCAATGCCCACATCGTAATGCGCAGCAAGCCAAGGCTCACTCTCGATTGCCGCCTTCAGTTCGGCGTGGAAGCTTTCCTTGATCGATGCCTGAAACTCTCGCACCGCAAGGATGCGCAGTGGTTCGGCATATCCCCAGATGGCAGCCATCTTCGCTGCGGTGTAGGACTTGGACGATCCGCGCCCGCCGTGCATCCCGCGATACTGAAACGCGCCCCGCTCAGGGGCGAAGAGCGGCACAAGTTTAGGTGGCAGCCTTATCTTCGCCGTCGCCATTCGTTGCGGCCTCGATCACGATGCGGGTGATGAGCGGTTCACCATCCGGCCCAGACACTTCCCGCTTGTCCGCAAGCCCCAGTTCGCGGGCGATGATGGCCGCATTCAGCAGATCGGCCGATGCCCCTTCGAACTTCTGGGCATAGATGATCGCCTCAACCTGCTTGATCACCGGCTGCAGATCAGGGCGGGTCTGTCGCCATGTGATCCAGGTTTCATGCGTGATGTCGAGAAAGACACACATGGCGCCGATGGTCATAGCGCGCATCTTTGGCATCGGCTCTTGCACCACAATGCCCTGATGCGCGAAAGCCTTCATCTCCCAGAGCGGGTTTGCCTCGTTCCATTCCAGATACTCAAGGCATGATGCCCAGAGGATTTCCGGGTTCGGCATCTTCAGGGCTGGCCCGCTATGGGTTGCCCGCGACTTCCAGAGCTTGTTGCCGGGCGGGAATGGGTTGATGCGGTTTCCCGGTGCAAACTTGCCGTTTGGCAGTTTTCCAGGCGGGACTCTTTTCGGCGATTTGCCCGCGCCGCCGGGCTTCGGCTTATGCACGGTCATAGCTTGAAATCCTGTTATGGCTTACGCAGCAGCATTGCCGTGGGGTGCTATCGCGGTCCCGGCCTGCGCTCCCCCGAGAGGTTCTGTCGCCGTTGGCGATTACTGACCGGGATTGACGGAAAAGATACACGATCTTGATCACGGCGCAAGGGGTTGTGTTTTTGTGAGGCGTCCAACTTCGATCTTGACGACGGTTTCGCCCAGCATCGGCACGATGAATTGGGCGATGCCGTCATGGATTTCAGACACGTCCACAGCCCATCCGGCCATGAAACCATCGCGGA